TTATCATGGTCACATACCAAGATAGATTCAATTACAGCGCAAGTAAAGTCATCGCCACTTGGAGCTGTATAAAATGTTGTTAAGTCTGTAGTTGTAAGTATGCTATGTGCTACTTCTATACGTTGTATATATTGTCTTTGTGAGGATAGATCCATTATCTTCTACCTCTGTTTCTTAAGTTTAGTCTTATATTACCAACTTGAAAATCTTGTGTTGTGCTACCTGTTACAGTCATCTGTACTTGTCGTGCTGTAAACCTAGCATCAGTATATCCATCATTCTCAAAGGTAAAACTACCAAAGTCTGTCTCGCTGCCTAATGGGGTAAACTTACCTTTAAAACTTATTGTTACACCTGGCAATGTATTTGCTTCTTCGTCTGGAATAATTTGGTTACATTGCACATAGTTATCACCATTACCTAGTTCTATTGGACCACTTGTACAAAATGGCACATCACTATTTAGGTTTGGTGAGTTAGATAATGTTGTTGATTCATGTTCGTAAATAAAACCAGCTGAGTCTCCAGCTATAGGGAAATCAAACGCACCTTGGTCAATCCAACAACCTCTATCCATTGTTCCTACAGACCAAGTGTTTGCTAGATAGTTCCAAATAACATATTTATTTGGTAAATATACACCATCGCCACTTGGGAAACCCCACCATATTTCGTTAAAGTTAGAGTTATGCCCACCCCAGCACGCTTTCCTTCCTGGTACGTTTAGCTGATCGTATACATAATCATGCACATCACATGGTATTTCACGCACAACGCCATCATAAACAAAGAAGGAGTTTTCTCCCATCCACGCTAGGAAGTTACCAGTTTGTACTACTGATCTTCTGCTGACTGCTTTACAGTTTGCACCTGCTGCTGTTATACCATAAACAAAAGGAGAGCCTACATAGCTCATTCTATCTATACCAGTATCACTAAAGATAATGACATCGTTTTGGTATTTGACTGCTAGTAATGCTCTACCGCCTGTAGGTATTTGTACATCACCTGCTGTGTTGGTAGCTTTAGATGTCCAGGTGTTTCTATCTTCTCTATCACTCCAAGATATCTTCCTAGGATCTCCACCAGAACCAATAGCAACTAAATGCCTTTCATTAGTTACTAGGACAGCCTGACAGCCTGTAGGTGCGTTAGTTACAACTGTACCTATGGTATCAGCTGTTCCGCCTGAAACAGGCCTCCACTTGTATATCTTACCATCGCCAGAAAAACAGAAGATTAAATCCTCTCCCCAGTTATCAAAGGAGAAATGACCTGTATCAAGAGGTAATCCAGATTGACTTCTAGCATCGCCATAATCTTCTACATCATAGTGGTATGCACCATAACCAAGAGGATCATTAGAGGCATCATTTACAAAACCAGATGGTGTTATATCAGTCCAAGTGTTGTCGTATAAAACATAAACCTTTTGTCTTGTACCAACAGCTAAAATAGAAGCACCTAGGTTGTCCTTATAGGCATACATACCTATAGGTTCTCCGTCTAGTGCTGTAGTTTTTAGTTTAGACCAACCACCGATAGGCTTTAGATAGCCATTTTCAAAACGCACGAGATTGCCGTCAACCCAACGACCTTTGTTAGCATAGTCAGTTCCGTTGTTGACTATGCCAGCTGGCGGAGTTACAGGCAGTAGTGCCATTTTTAGCTATTGGATGATATGTAGCTTTTACCAGTCGAGATCGCAGTTGTATAAGATGTTTTATCATCTGAACTACCAGCTACGTCTGGAGTATCGTCATCTTCATCAACAGGTGCATAGGCTAAGACTAGTTCTATGTGGTCTACGTTCCTTTGTACCATATCGTTAATGTCAGACTGCTCCATGCCTTCAACATCCCAGGTTCCAGCGTTTACACCGTTGATAAGTGTTACGCTATCTGTTGCTGCTGTTAAGACTTCGCTTACTGTTTGTGCCATATTATTCTCCTTTTAAAGTTTGTATTTCGGCTTTTAATACATCTACCATAGTAGACAGTTCTTTTACTGCGTTTACCAAGTACCAAGTAAGGTTATCAGGGTTTACTGATTTAACACCTGTTGATTCTTCAGTAACTGTATCAGGTAAAATTGTTTCTATTTCTTGTGCTATAACACCTAGCTGTACGCCTTCTTTTTTAACTACAGCAGAGGATGGATGTTCAAAATCAACTATCTCATCTTCTGTTCTATACTCAAAATTTCTAACTTGTATTTGTTTTATAGCATCAAGACCAACATTGTTATCTTCTATGTTCTTTTTAATTCGTCTATCAGAAGTAGTTGACCAACTAGATGAGTTATTGCCCTGATAAACTCCACCACCATTAGGAGATATAAAACCTGTACTATTTCCTTTGTCAGGGTAAAAATTATTACCAGCTCCAATTACTATTGCACCTGTTCTAGTGCTATCGTTAGTTCCTGCTAAATAACCTATATAAGTATTAAAACTACCAGTAGCTAAATTAACACCTACTTCCCTTCCAACACATACATTATAACCACCTGTTGTAAGCTGTGGTGCAGCATCTGTACCAATCGCTGTATTTACTGTACCTGTGGTGAGAGCATCTAATGAATTTCTACCTACTGCCACGTTTGAACCACCTGTAGTAGCAGAATCTAAAGCACCGTTACCAACTGCTGTGTTATCAGTAGCTGTGGTGTTGTTTATTAAAGCTCTATAACCTATAGCTACGTTTTCATTACCTGTAGTGTTAGCAAACAAAGCATTAACACCAACTGCTACATTATCGTAACCTGTTGAAGTATTATAACCTGCTTGATACCCTATATATGTCAGCCCACTTACAGCTGCATTAAATCCAGCACGATAACCTACTGCTGTGTTTCCAGTTTGCGTAGTCATTACAGATAAAGAATCTGTACCAATAGCAGTATTATTAAAACCTGTGGTAATTGCATCACCTGCCCCTGAACCAACTGCTACATTATTACCACCTGTAGTGTTTGCTGTTAAAGCACTTCTACCTACTGCTGTGTTGTTACTGGCTGTAGTATTTTGCTCTAATGCAGAATTACCTATGGCTGTATTATCACCACCAGTTGTATTATCTCCTAAAGAAAAAGAACCAACTGCAGTATTACGAGTACCAGTTGTATTAGCGTCTAGAGAATTAGCACCTACTGCTACTCCATTTTCACCTGTAGTGTTAGCGAATAAAGCATCTTTACCAACTGCTGTGTTGTTTGATGCTGTTGTATTACTTTGTAAAGCACTTCTACCAACTGCGGTGTTTGATGCACCTGTAGTGGTTGCATATAAACTATTTGCACCTAATCCTGTATTGTAACTAGCAGTTGTATTTGCTGTTAAAGATATTTTACCTACTGCTGTATTTTCAGAACCTGTAGTGTTTGCTTTTAAAGATTCATAACCAATAGCTGTATTGTTAGTACCTGTTGTATTAGTTGATGTAGAATTATATCCAACAGCAGTATTACCTGTTATATCACCACCAGTAAAGTTTTGAGAACCTAATGAACCAAAACCAACTGCTGTACTTCTACCACCTGTAGTATCTGCATCTAAAGAACCATGTCCTATAGCAACATTTCTTCCACCTGAAACTTGTGCTGTCAAAGCACCACTACCTATTGCAGTATTAAAGTTTGATTCAGTAATTGCAGTACCTGCTGCATTACCCATAATAGTATTATTACTAGCTGTAGTTACGCTATCAAAAGCTGTATCTCCTATGACTACATTATTATTACCAGTTGGATAATTACCATCAAGTTTAATTGTTCCACCATCTACTGAAACATTACCATTTACGGTTAAACCTGTAAGAGTTCCTACGCTAGTTATATTGGTTTGTGCTGCTGTAGCTAATGTACCTGTGATAGATGTACTTGCTGATAAGGTAGTAAAAGATCCTGCTGCTGCTGTAGTGCCACCGATAACAGAGCTGTCTATAACTGCTCCGTCTAGGTTCATAGCTACCGAAGTACCAGTAGAGCTAAATAATCCGTCAACAGTATCAAGGTCAGCGTTTAGCTTTGTTCCCCAAGTATCTGTAGATGCTCCTACTTCTGGTTTAGTTAAGTTAAGATTGGTTGTAAATGTATCTGCCATAAAATTTTATCCTTTAAGCTGCGTCTTGTTTGCCTAATGTTGTCCATGAAGTATCTGGATTAGATTGATCTGTCCAGGTTTCGCCTGCTACTATTTGATCGGTCCAAGTATCATCAGGAACAATTATATCTTCCCATTTTAGACCACCAATAGCATTAAATCCACTTGTTTGTGTAATTGTGGTAGCACCTCTATAGACGATACCACCGATTGCATCTAACCCACTTGTTTGTGCAAATAAAGCCTCTCCGACTACAGTAAACCTACCAGTAGCAGTCATGCCTGATACTGCTGGTCCAAAGACTACACCACGATCTATTTGTGTTCCTGTAGCTATTACATTAGATGTAGACGCTATCGTTGCAGATCCTAAATCTATTTGTGTACCTACTGCGGATGTTCCAGATGTAGCAGATATAGTAGCTACACCATCATGTATAAGTGAGCTTTCTGCGGTAAATCCTGAAGTTGAAGCTATTACAGAAGCGCCTGTAATTACGAATCTACCTGTTGCGGTAGTGTTAGAGGTTGCGGCTATAGTTGATGCGCCAACAATAACAAATCTACCATCTGCTGTTGCAGATGAGGTTTGTGCTATTGTGGATGCGCCAAAATGATATACAGGAGTTCCGTAATCGGACTTTCCGTATGTATATTCACCATAGCCTACTGAGGCCATGTTGTTAAGCTAATGTTATATCTAAATCGCCAGCATCAAATCTAAATACATCGCCTGAACTTACAGTCTTAGATGTTGTTAGGTTTGCATAAGCCATTAGATTGCCGCTTGATGAAGCGTCTAAAATACCAACTGCAACTACAGTTCCATAGTCAGCTGTAGCTGTTGGATATTCTATTGCAGCTGAATTAGTAGCTGTTGTGGGGTTTGTACCAGAAACAGTAAATGCTCCTGATTGTCTTGCATATGCACCACCTGATACTTCAGTACCACCACCTGTGTCTGTTGGTGCTACAGTATATAAAGCAACATATAATGTTCCAGGTGCAGTATAAGCATTACCACCAAATACATGGTCTAATACTTTATCTTCTAAGTAATCACTAAATCCAGCCATATTGTCTCCTAATTATTATTCCAATAATAAATGTTTTTACCAGACTTGCCATAAGTTCTTCTTCTTTGCATTAGAGATCCTTTGCCAAA